TTGCCACCTTCATCAAACTCAACCCAGATAGAAGGACGGTTGTAAACCATTTCAGCGCGCCGGCTTTCAATATTAGACCATAGCTCATCAAATGCGTTTTGGAATTGATTATGGTATTTTTTAGAAAATACTAAATGGCCATAGTTTGAATTAATGTTACCATGTGGATCAGCTGAATACTGCCATGCTGCAGGTGGTTCTTTATCAGGTCCATAGATATCTTTAATGTTTGTTGATTGTGACTCATACCAAGCAAGCTCAGCATTAATATAAGCTTGGCTTGGTTCACCAAAGATTGCTGGTTCTGAAGCAACAAAGCTTGCACCTAGCATTTCAATAGTGCGTTGACCAGTTTTGTCAATTTCATATGCTTCATCTTTGAGTTCACCAATAAAGAACTCTCGAATATCTTGTACTGTATTATACCGCATTTGTATCATCCTCTACTTTAAAGCGATCATCAATCAAATCTTTGTCACCTTGCAATTCACACATAACCAAAATAATCATTTGAGTTAGCGCATGATGTGTATGAGGTAAACCACTTTCAGGATCTAAGTCTTCACCTGAATGGAATGCCAATAGGTGACGCATAATAGAAGCGTAATGACGAGAATATGGAAACTTATCCAGATCTTGACGCCAATTGTTTTCACCATATTTTTGAGCACCAAAGCCAAAAACCTGAGCAGCTGCAATGATAGCCTCAGGTGGAACTAAATTAATAGGTGGTTTGCCATTATCATGTTTCATATTTACTCCATTCATACATCATAGTTATATATCGCGCGTGGTTCAGTTTTTATACTATAAAAATACTTAATACGTTTTACACCGTCATGATCAATAGTCCAATTGTTATCATACTTTTCTTGGCACTTACGAAGGTTTTGGCGAATGGTATCAAAGGGCACAACAGCCCGCCAACGAACGTCAAAAGTATTTTCAGATAGTTTATTATAACATCCAAATATGATTATGTCAACACAATTTGGGTATAAACGACGGTTTCTTACAATTTTATTTGCCATATAGTTTGATATGGTCAACCATTTCTTTTCATATTTATCTGGTAATTTACCAGGATCTTGGGAGTTTTTAACTTCAGCCTTAAGCCCGTTCCATTCAACATCCCAGTTATGAGAGTCTGGATTTGAATAATCAAATTGGTTAGGGTTCATAGTAGCACCTTGTGCTTGAAGAGCAAACTCGAGTGGAACACCAGCCCAGCAATGAGAATACACAGCTTCAAGAGATCGATCCCTACGCCGATAAGGATCTTCAAAGATTTCTTGAGCCATAGTATTAATATGACTTACTTGATTGTCGTCTAGTGTGACGATGATTGGTTCGGGTAGCTTAAACATTAAACACCTTTATAAAAAGATTTCCATTGGGAACCGACAGTTCCAAGACCATTACCTGACAAATAAACCTGCCACATAATACGAGAAACTTCAGCCGATGAACGGGCCTTTTGAATATCTCGTTCCAAGCCCATAGCCACAACTTTTCGTGTCTTCCGACGATCTATTAAGCTTGTAGCAGTTTCTTGAGCCTCAGTTAAGGGTAATTTATCAAGTGTTTGTAGTTTTTCCATATCCATGGTACTATTCCTATCACAGTTTAGATGGTTTGTCAACTATTATTTAGCGATCGTATACGTATACATCAGCAGATGTCGCCAAGCTCAAAGGTAGGCCTTGGTCATAAGCCCGCGGATGTCTATAAGCACGACGAGCAATTTCAGCACGAGGGCCACGACCTTGAAGTTTTACGTATTGAGGTTTTACAAAGGACCAGTTATAACGACGGATTTCGCTATTAGCATTTTTAATAAGATCACGAATGTTGTTCACAGCTTCCATATCGTCAGGATGTACTTGACCATTAACCATTTTTACAGTGAAACGGTATGCTGTTGAAGTGCGGTTTTTAGATGTGAATTTCATTATTTGGTTTCCTTTGTTACCTTATATAAACAATATAACATAGTTATACTGCTTTGTCAACAGTTAATTTCATTTTATTTCAAGTTTTTTTAAGAAAGATTCCATAGCTTCGTCATATTTAGCAAAACTATTACTTGATAAGTCATCAAGAATGCGAACATCATAGACTGTGTCACCTTCGACACGTCCCCACATCCAAGTGTTTTTGTAGAAACGTTCATCATCTTCGTACAGTTCATTTAATAAAGCATATCCATTATGCTGATAAACCTCATCAAATGATTCCAAAGATTCCTTTTCGTACCATATATCATTGTTTAGCATATTATATTCCTTATTGATAATACTATTATACCATAGTTAAAAAGCCTTGTCAACGGTTAATTTAATTTTTTTTTCATATAAATAACTGTAAAGAACAAGGAATTATAACATGCCTCAACAAACAGTAGTTTTTACACCAAACGTCGAGATGACTACGCCGGAAGCTTTGTCGCATATCTCTACTTATCTTAGTTCAGAAGTGTTAACTTTTTTAAGTACAACAACCGGCCGTTCTTCAGCAACAAGTGTAGAAAATAATACGCATACTGTAATAACAAATTGGACCGATGAAGCCGCAGCTGAGTACGTGGCTCTTATGGCTGATGTTTCCGCTTCTGCTAAGTCATCTTTGGTTTCAGATGGTTGGTCTATTACATTTACACCAGAGACTGCTGACCTTTAACAACTAGGTTATATTATGAGAAAAAATGATTTTGAAATCGTTAATCCCGATTTTCTATACAATATGGATGAACACGCGCAGTTTTGTTTTGAAAACGAACCACGCGGATTCTTTTGGCATCCGGTCTACAAACACTGGATAATATTCTCTATGGATAGGCTTAAAGAAGCCTCAAAGATGAATGAAGAATTTAGTTTAGCAAAGACATCCCCAGCCCCGTTTGATCCAACACCATTGGGCGGCATATGGAGAGCAGGTTATGCGCTCACCTTGCGTGAAGGTCCACATCATCACCTTGCAAAGAAAGAAAGTTTAAACTGGGCAAAAAGACGCTCAGGCTTTATGATTGATACGCTGCAGTCGAACATAGATAAATGGTTTGATACTATTAATAAAGGTGAATCCTATAAATCATATGATGTTATTGGAAGAATTGTTACCGATACTCAAATACAAACCATAGAATTTCCTTGGGCGGAATTGGATGTAACAGAAGATCAAGTTAAAGATGGGTTCCATGAGTGGATGCGACCTGGCAATGTTTTTTCTAATTTCAATCCAGACTTTGACTATGATAAACCGGTAGCTGAAACTACTGAGTTCTATAACATGTTTGCACGCATCGTAGATGAAGCTATTAGCTACTACCATCTTGAAGGTATTAACGATGATACAATGATTAATATGACAAAGAATCTAAGTGATAAACAATGGATATATAATGACAATCCACGCAGAATGGGATACATGTTTATTCAAAGTTTGTGGACTGTTGTCATCCCAACCTTTGCTTTAAGTATGTACCAAAACCTTGCTATGAACTTATGTAAATATCCAGAAATTGTAAAGAAAGTTAAAGAAGACCGAACTCTTGTTTCAAAGTTTGCACGAGAAAGTATGCGACTTGCTCCACTAAAAGGTGGTATTCGTGACATAACAAAAGATATAGATTTTCATGGATACAAGTTTGATGCTAATGGTAGAATTCTTTTGTATACATATGGAGCAAACCGAGATCCTAAATACTTTAAAAATCCTTTAGAGTTTAGTATTGAACGAGATGACGAGCCGCTTCCGGTAACACTTGCTTACGGCCCTCACCATTGTACTGGCGACTTCCTTGTTAAGCACTTTCTTGAAATGATAATTAATAGTTTGCTTGATAGGTTTGACAGCTTTGAGATTACAAAGGATCCAGAACTATTACCAGCAATGTTTGGATCTACCACTGTTTATAAAGATTTAGAGTTTAAGTTCTCATGATTAAAACTGAGCTTTTGTTTGATGTTTCACCAGAGCTAATAGAATTTATTAACGAATGTAAAATACTTGGGTTCAAAAATAACGACTCTCTCGAAGCTATGAGATTTCATGAAACTAATGAAAGTAACGGCATTTGGTTTGCAACTTACGTGAATGATAAGATAGTTGGGATAAGCGGTTTGCATGGATTTAAAGATGGTTATAGAGCTTTATATCGTGGAGCTCAGTTGTATTCAAGACCAGGTGGATTAAGTCGTAATCATATGAATTGTTGGATGTTCTATTACCATCTTCCTGAAGTTATTGAATTAGTTAATGGAGAACCAATATACATTACTACTAATACTGAT